TTACGTAACGTCAAACGCTCGAATTGATCCCAAATCCTCCAGTGTATTTAACGCATCTTTCATCTCACGCTGACGCTGATAAATCTCATCGTTGCGATCGACCTGCGCCTGCGCCATCGCTGCAGCCAGCCCCTCAAGTTCCAGCATCGACAGTTTCACCTTCTGATTATCAGCGTCACCCCACACCATAACATCCCGTGCAGTGTAGGATTTCGCCGATATCACCACCGGATAAAGACGGGCTAGTGAGTCGGGGCCTGCGTTCCAGGTGTGACCGTTCCATTCGAACGTGAACGACAGTGCTTCCTGTTCTGTACGCCATGCCTCAATTTCCCGCCTTTTGGCATCCTTTGCCGCTGCAATAAGTTCAGGCGTGACAGTGAACGGGGCGATTTCGCCCCATTTCCCGCTTTGCAGCTCCTGCCAGACATGCTGGCCTGTCGGGGCCATATCATCCTGTATGGCAGTATACAGGGCGAACTCCGTTTCACCTTCAAATAACACCTCGCAGTCAACCGCACCATTTTCAAGATAATGTGCGTTTCTGATACCTTTCACCGCTCTGATTTTCATGCCTGATTTCCTCATTACTCAATGCGTACAAAAAGACCGATAAAGCCACGCTGAGTACCATAATTGTTACCCAGGCCCGAAAGCGCCGTGTAACGACCGGGGAAGTTGTATTCACCGGCACCGCCAATCACAACCTGCGGTGAGGATGCGTATGTCCCTGTATCACTAACCTGTGCACTCATGGCCAGAGGACCAAGACGGGAACCCGGCACAGTATCACCGAGTCCCAGAGAAGCATTTTCACCAAAACTTTCTCCCTGATATACCGCCATAATCGGCACACCGACGGCCGGGTATTGGTAATATGAGAACGGACCATTACCGGCGGTTGAGGACATCAGATATGCCAGGGAGTTGCCGTCATACACAATAAGGCTTGATGTTGCATTCCAGCTGTTACCACTGTAGCGATAACGCATACAATGTATGCTGTGCTCATCCTCGTAATACTGGTTGTAGTACAGCAGCGTTTTGAATTTACGCGCCGTGTCTGATTCGTCGTTATCAGACGGTGACCACATCACATCAATGATACCGTTAAATTTCGTGGTCCCCTTCAGCAGCGTGGAGGAGTCCGCAATACTGACCGCATAACGCCCCGGGGTGACTGTCTGCAGCCATATAACGAAATCAGCCTGTCCGTTAAATGACAGAGCTTCGGCGCTGGTGAATGCCTGTCCAAACCCATACATCCCGGACAGGGCCAGCCTGCCCGGTGTGCGGTCACGGATATCACTCTGGGGTTCCATCGTCGCAGCCGCGTTCAGCTCAAGCTCCGTGCGCATGGCTTCAGCCGTGTCATGCGCCAGTAATGCGCGGGCCTTCTCTGACAGCGGAGACAGTGAGGCATTCCCGTCCGTATTGAAGTACAGAAGATTATCTGCCCGTTGCGTCAGTGCGCTGATTGCCGTTAAGACGTCATTAAGCGGTTGTTTGCCTGCCAGCGCGTTTGTGATTGTCGTCGCAAAGTTCGGGTCATTGCCCAGCGCCGCTGCCAGCTCGTTCAGGGTGTCCAGAACTTCCGGCGATGAGCCAACCAGCGCAGCAAGCAGTTTGCGCACAAACGCTGCGTTCGCTGCTTCCAGACCGGCGGCATCATCCGGTGGGGTTGGGGTGGTTGGGGTGCCGGTGAAGGCCGGGCTGTCCAGTGGCGCTTTTGTTTTCGTTTCGTCCATGACGGCTTTGACAGCCTTTGGCGTGGCAGCCAGTTCATCGCTGTCGTTGTCCGTATCACTACACAGTTGCACCAGACCTTTTTCTGTCGTGCTGGCATTTGTTGCATTCAGGTCATCAACTATCTGCTGCGCCTCATCCCTGTACTGTTTCGCTTCCTGCGCATTGTCTGCACCTGCATCCTGGCTGTCTTTAGCCTGTCGGGCGTATTCGGCAGCGTTATTTTCATGCCCGAGTGCAGCATTTGCTGCATTTTCCGCGCTGGTTGCAGCTGATGATGCGGCATTATGATAAAGGCGGGCACGTTCGGCGGCATCGACTGATTCATCCCGCGATGTGCCTGATGACTGTGCGCTGTTTTCTGCCTCACCCGCAAAACGTTCCGCATCATCACGGGCCGTTGCGGTTGTCGTCACATCCTGTGCCGTCTGCTGTGCGTTTCCGGCTGCAGCTTCGGCGCTCTGCTGTGTCTGATTTTTTAGCTCTTCTGCCTCATCCTTACTAACCGCCGCAGATGTTGCTGCATTGATTGCATCATCAGCAGCTGTTTCTGCTCTCTCCCTGTCACTGACCACCTGCTCAGACAAGCGAAAAACGGTATTTATCATTTCCTCAAAACGCTTCATTACCTCAGGGCGTAAATCACCCTCCTTTGGTGCATCCAGAAAAGCATTCAGCGTATCCGGCTCATCTGTCGGTGCAACATAAATTTCCCCCGCCTTTACAGGAGGATGCCCTGAGCGGGACAAAAATACATCATAAAATCCCGGCTCAGCATTAATAGTATACCCACCATCACTTCCCGTAAGACAGGTTGCCACAATATTAACCACAACTGTCGGACTGGTTCTTCTGGCACGCAATTCAATCGCACAGTTTACGACAGGCTCACCCGCTCCGTCCTTCAGGACACCTGAAATCTTTACTGCCATATTCACCCCACAAAAAAGCCCGCCTGAACCGGCGGGCTGTCATAACACTGTGTTACCTGACTAATCAGAATTTATAACCGACACCCACGATGAAACCGTCAGTGCGCCAGTCGCCACTGCCGGAGCCTTCATAAGCAATATCAATGGCCACGGATTCGGTCGGGTTAAACTGCACGCCAGCTCCCCACGCCAGAGACGTGTTGCTGTGGCGACCGTCATCACTTCCGGTCAGCACATCGTGCGTTTTCCCCTTATTGTCAGTTACGCGGAGATAATCCCCGGAGAAAGTCGACACACGGCTGTAAGCCACACCCGCCATCGCATACGCGCTGAACCATTCATTCACGCGCACAGACGGCCCCGCCATTACGCTGAACCAGCGGTTACGAACGGAATCTTCATGCCAGCGGGTATCACTGTAACGGGTCAGCTGGCGATTCTTGTCTCCTGCATAGCTGAATGACGTCACCAGCCCCAGCGTGTCCGTAAATTCATAACGGTATTTCACGTTAATGCCCTTCAGGTCATCGTTTCCGGGCATATCAGTATGGGACTGAAGATACCCGCCGCTTAGTGTGGACTGATGCTCTGCTGCACTCGCTGGCGTACCAGCGGCGACCAGCCAGACTACTGCAGACAGAATAACAGCACATAATTTACGCATAATTACCTCTCGCTTTTCTGCAATAAAAAAGGCGCCATTTCTGGCGCCCGTATCTGGGTTATAAAATTCAGCTAATCGTGATGCCTGCAGTGGCTTTCTTCATCACCACAACCAGCAAATCGCTGATACTTGCTGTGGGATACCAGTTATTTACCAGCCATGCTGACACCGAAAACTCCAGTGTCATGTGACCATGACCAGCCGGCATATCAATAACACCACTGTAAATCAGCGTATTATCCAGCGCGGTACGGTTATAAATTTCAGCACCGTTTTTCCGCACTATCAGACGGCATGAGGAGTAAATATCAGTATGCTCTTTCTCATGTTTAGCGCCGCTGAATGCCACCGCCGGAATAACAATCTGCCGGTCAAACGGCTGATCGTCATAAACCCTGACGGTAATGGTCCCTGATGGCCACCGTTCCGGTGCACGGGAGTCCCGGGGGAAAGCTTTGCCCACTGTTTTAACGAGATCGCCTTCAATCTGGTTGGCGGACAGTTTTCCCAGAACCCGACAGTTCTCGTTAATCGTGACGTTGTTGAGCGTCCCGGAGTTCGCATTCACGTTACCGCTGATATCGGCATTTTTCGCCGTCAGCCGCCCGTCCGGTGTCAGGGAAAATACCGGCGGATTGCCGCCGCTGGTAATGGTGGGAGCCGTCAGGCGTTTCAGGAACACGTCGTTCATGAATATCTGATCGCCCTGACCAACAAACATCGGCTTTGTGTTGCCATTCGCAGGATTAATCATCGCAATCCTGTCTGCCGCCAGCAGCACCTGACTCTGCATACCTGCTGGCGTATTCTCAATACCGGCACCGATACCCGCAATATAAAGGCGTCCGTCCTTCATCTGTTGCAGCTTCACAGCCCACATGCTGTTCAGATTATTATTTGTATCAACCTGAACTTTCTGTATCTGCTGGATTGCCGCACTCTGATTTTCCAGTTTTTTATTGACGGTCTGCGTGATTTCATTGCTGACATTCGTAATGGACGTCCTGATTTCAGCCAGGTCCGGCGCAAGCTGACCGTTATCAATCTGCGTCCACAACTCCTGGGCCAGATGTGTTTTCCCGATTTCTCCTTTGAAAAAATCCAGGTAACCTTCCGCATCATCGCTCGCCCGACCGACAGCCTCCACGAATGCCGATTTGCCAATGGTGTTCACACTGCGAACGTAAAAATAATAATCATGGCCCGGTTTGATATTGATACTGGCGGCTATCCAGTACAGCGCCGTACCAAGATAGCGGGCTGTGGTTTCAACCTGCCTGATATCCGCAATCCGTTTTTCCGAGAACCAGAACTCAAACTGTACCGTCGGGTCATAAACCGCAAGATGTGGCGTGGCGGTTATCTGAAAATAGCCCGGCGTCAGCTCAATCCGCGACGGCGCTGCCGGTGCGGCAATCCGGAACGATACCGACGCCGGATCGCCCTGCTGCCCCCACGCATTTACTGCCCGGACTGTCAGCCTGTAGTTCCCCAGAGCCAGTTGTGTGAAGCGGTAAGTGGTTTCCGTCGTCCGGGCCGTGCTGACCAGCCGCTCACGGCCGTCATCCGCTGCCACGGTCAGGCGAAGCAGGAAGCTCACGCCCTTCACCACCTTCGGCGTGTCCCAGCGGGCCAGCACCTGGTATTCCCCGCTGTCTGCGGTGACTTCTGCGGTCAGGTGCTGCACCGCTGGCGGCGTGACACCATTTACCGTGCCGCTCTGGTCGCCGTCAAAGTGCGCCCCGTTATCCACGATGGCCTCTTTTTCCGGTACATGCTGCACGGCGGTGATGGCATACGTGCCGTCGTCGTTCTCACGGATACTCACGCAGCGGAACAGGCGCTGGCGCAACGTCGGCAGCTTCAGCCCCCATACGCTGTATTCAGCAACGCCGTCAGGAACACGGCTCACTTTCACCTTCACGCCGTCGGTGACGGACTGAACCTCCACGCTGACCGGACTCCCCTGCCCGTCAACCAGGCTTATCAGCGTGGTGCCGGAAGATGGCAGCGTGATTTCACGGTCGAGCGTCAGCGTCCGGGTCTGGCTGTTTACCGCCAGCACGCGCCCGCCGGTGCGGATACCGGCATAGTCATCATCGCAGATTTCAATGACATCGCCCGGTACATGGCGAAGCCCTTCGGCACCCACGCTGAAGTCCACGGTCTGCGTTTCCAGCAGTTCTGTTTTAATCAGCCACAGCCCGGCGCGGTGTGCCTGCCCCCGGCTGGTACAGCCAAAAGCATCCATCTTCGTGACGTTACGACCGTAACGGGCAATGGCCTGCGTGTCCTCCACAAGCTCTGTCGCCGTCTCCCAGCCGTTATTCGGGTCAATCCAGTTCACCTCAACGGCATTATGGCGGTCCTTCAGGGCGCTGAAGCTGTAGCGGAACGGCGCACCATCATCCGGCATCACCACATTACTGCGGTTATAGGTCCACACCTTATCCGACGGTCGGTCCTGCACGAACGTCAGCGTCTGCCCGTTCCATACCGGCATACAGCGCATCGCAGAGCAGAAATCACTGAGCACATCCCACGCCTTGCGCTGTGTGGTCAGGTACGCATTACAGGTGATGCGCGGCTCCGTGCCGCCAAAACCGTCCGGCACCGACTGATCGCAATGCTGGCCGATGACATACAGCGCCCATTTGTCCACATCCGCCGCACCAAGACGTTTCCCCATGCCGTAGCGCGGATGGGTCAGCATATCCCACAGACACCAGGCCATGTTGTTGCTGTATGCTGGCTTAAACGTTCCGTCCCAGATACCGCTGTATTGCCGCGTCTGCGGGTTATAGTTCGACGGCACCTGCAGAATGCGCCCGCGCAGATGATAATTACGGCTCACCTGCTGGCTGCCGAACTGCTCCGAATCCACCTGCACGCCGACCAGTGCCGTGTTCGGGTAGCACTGTTTCACATCGATGATTTCGGTGTATGACGACCAGAGCGTTTTGTTCTGCAGCTGGTCTGTGGTGCTGTCCGGCGTCATCCTGCGCATCCGTATATTGAACGGGCGCGGCGGCAGGTTACCCACCACCACCGAGGCCAGATACTGCGAGGTGGTTTTGCCCTTAATGGTGATGTCTTTTTCCGTCACCCAGCCACCATTACGCTGGATCTGAACCAGCAGGCGGACTTCCGACGGATTCCGGTCCCCCTTTGAGGTGGTTTCCACTAGTGCCTGCACGCCGAAGGTAAAGCGCAGACGGTCGATGTTTGCAGACGTAATGGTGCGGGTGATCGGCGTGTCATATTTCACTTCCGTACCCAGCACCGTCTCGGAGCCGGAGGATTCAAACCCCTCCGGCGGTGTCTGCTCCTGCTCACCGGCACGGAACACCACCGTGACACCGGAGATGTTGGTATTCCCCTCAGTGTCCAGCACCGGCGTACTGTTCAGCAGCACGCTTTTTAATCCATCCACCGGACCTTCAACCGGCCCTTCGCTGATGGCATCGATCACACTCAGCAACTGCGTGGACTTCAGGTTGTCCTTCGCTTCGCGCGGGGTATGCCCCTTACTGCTTCCTTTACCCATTCCTCACGCTCCATAAATGACAAAACCGCCCGCAGGCGGTTTCACATAAAACATTTTGCATCAGCGACCAATCACCACAACCTGACCACCGTCCCCTTCGTCTGCCGTGCTGATCTCCTGAGAAACCACGCGAGACCCCACGCGCATTTCCCCGTACAGAACAGGCAGAACATTGCCCTGGGCAACCATGTTATCCAGTGAGGAGAAATAGGTGTTCTGCTTACCGTTATCCGTTGTCTGTGTACGGGGAGTTCTGGCTTTCGGTGCCAGCATCTGCGCCACACCACCGAGCACCATACTGGCACCGAGAGAAAACAGGATGCCGGTCATACCACCGGCCCCAATGGCTGCCCCCCATGCTGCAAGGGTGGCTCCGGCGGTAAAGAATGATCCGGCAATGGCGGCAGCCCCCAGGACAATCTGGAATACGCCACCTGACTTGGCCCCGGCGACTCTGGGAACAATATGAATCACAGCGCCATCAGGCAGAGTCTCATGTAACTGCGCCGTTAACCCGGACGTGCTGACGTCCCGCCCGGCAATCCGTACCTGATACCAGCCGTCGCTCAGTTTCTGACGAAACGCCGGGAGCTGTGTGGCCAGTGCCCGGATGGCTTCAGCCCCCGTTTTCACACGAAGGTCGATGCGGCGACCAAATCGTTGTAAATCCCCGTAAAGGCAGATGCGCGCCATGCCCGGTGACGCCAGAGGGAGTGTGTGCGTCGCTGCCATTTGTCGGTGTACCTCTCTCGTTTGCTCAGTTGTTCAGGAATATGGTGCAGCAGCTCGCCGTCGCCGCAGTAAATTGCGGCGTGATTCGGCACTGATGAACCAAAACAGCACAGCAGCACATCGCCCGGCTGTGCCGCTGACAACGGCACCTGATACAGCCCCGTCGCCTCCAGATTATCCAGATAGAGATTCTGGCCGTTACGCCACCAGTCATCCTCACGATAAAAGTCCGGCATCTCAATCCCCGCCAGATGATAAGCATCCCGGAACAGTGTGTAACAGTCCGTCACACCGTGCTCAAAGCGCCGCCCGGTGAGATGCGGCACACAGCGGAACTTATGAATCGTCCCCCGGCAGACCAGCCACCACGGCAAATCACTCTGCACCTGCAGCCGCCGGTCGGCCTCACTCAGCCAGGGCAGACCACCGGGGTGGCTGTGGACCAGCGCCACAATCTCACCCTGCATTTCTGCCTGCAGCCAGTCTTCCGGCGACATACGGAAATACGCCTCCGGCTCACCGGAGATATTCACGCAGGGAAAATATCTTTCCCCCTCCGGCGTGCTTACCACGAAGCCGCACGACTCCGCTGGCGCACATCGCCGGGCGTGCGCCAGAATCGCTGATTCTGTCTGTGTCATGGGATTTACTGCGAAAGTTTGTTAATGGAAAGGAAGCCGCCAAAGTTGCCGACGTTATTGCGGAACTTACAACCGCTCAGGCATTTGCTGCATTTATCCTTCGTGATATCGGACGTTGGCTGGTCATATTCATCCGCGACAGCCGGACCGCTATAACCGCACTCGTCACCGCGATAGGTCCAGGTGCAGGTGTTGGCCAGCATGATACGTCCCGGAAAAACAGCGCCATCCGTTTCCGTCGGCGTGGACAGTACAAAGGAGGCACTCACCGCGCTCAGTTCGCTGCACTGCTCAATGCGCCAGCGGCTGATCACCTCCTGCTCCGGATCGGCGTAACTGTTTCCGTTGACGAAGTTCACCGCATCCAGAAAACGGGCGTAAACCTTACGCCGGACCACCGTTCCGCCGACCAGACTCTGCATATCTTCCGCCATCCCGGTGACCATACCGTACAGGTTAGAAACCGTCAGCGTGGGGCGCGTACTGGTGCCTTTGCCATTCAGTTCAAAACCGCTCCCCTGAATGGGATACGGCTGATACTGTCGCCCCTGCCAGGTGACCGGCTCACCTTTTTCGTTCTGCTCATTACAGAAAAAATAACGTTCTCCACCGACCTCTGTCAGGTCGATTTCCCAGAGCACCACGCTGGCCGACTGCTCCGCACGGGTGCATTCATTCAGTGTTTCCTGCCGGATATCCTGCATCAGTTCACCACCTGTTCAAACTCTGCGCTGAACTCAACACGCAACATACTGACCCGCGACGACCATTTTGCGCAGGTCACCTTTATCTGCCGCCACTCATAAGGCGGCGTCCACAGAAAGGATTTCCAGCCCCCGTGCTCTTCCAGAAACGACTCCAGTACCGTGGCCTCCTCACGGGGGACAGAAAGCGTCACGCTGTACGTTTTCAGGTTGGCATTCAGCCCGGCAGGCGCTCGCTGAGAATAGCCATCACCAAAGCGCACCTTTCTTACAGAAGGGACCGAAGCCACATCCATACCGGGTTTCACTTTCCAGCGGAAGGTTTTCATCGTCCACCTCCGGAGAACAGACCACCATCGCGCATCTGCCCGGTCACAACATCCATTGCCGCCTTACGGGCTACGTCATAAACCGCCTTCAGCGCCTGTGGCCCTATCTGACCGTTCGTGCCGTCGTTGTTAATCACCACATGGTTATTCTGCTCAAACTTCCCGGACGCCTGCGAGCGGCTGTCCGCCATGCTGCCCGGTGTACCGACATAACCGCCGGTGGCATAGCCGCGCATCAGCCGGTAGAGATTTCCCACGCCAATCCGGCTGGTTGCCTCCTTCGTGAAGACAAATTCACCACGGTGAACAATCCCCGCTGGCTCATATTTGCCGCCGGTTCCCGTAAATCCCCCGGTCGCAAAATGGAATTTCGCCGCAGCGGCCTGAATGGCTGTACCGCCTGACGCGGATGCGCCGCCACCAACAGCCCCGCCAATGGCGCTGCCGATACTCCCGACAATCCCCACCATTGCCTGCTTAAGCAGAATTTCTGTCATCATGGACAGCACGGAACGGGTGAAGCTGCGCCAGTTCTGTTCACTGCCGGTCAGCATCGCCGCCATATTCTGTGCAATACCATCAAAGGTCTGCGTGGCAGCACTTTTAACCTGCGACATACTGTCCGTGGCGCTCTCTTTCCACTCGCTCCAGCCGGACCTGAGGCCTGCCATCCAGCTCCCGCGAAGCAGGTCTTCAGCCGCCCAGGTCTTTTTCTGCTCTGACATGACGTTATTCAGCGCCAGAGGATTATCGCCATACTGTTCCTTCAGGCGCTGTTCCGTGGCTTCCCGTTCTGCCTGCCGGTCAGTCAGCCCCCGGCTTTTCGCATCAATGGCGGCCCGTTTTGCCCGTTGCTGCTGTGCGAATTTATCCGCCTGCTGCGCCAGCGTGTTCAGGCGCCCCTGATACGTAACCTTGTCACCAAGTGCAGCCAGCTGGCGTTTGTACTCCAGCGTCTCGTCTTTATGCGCCAGCAGGGATTTCTCCTGTACAGACAGCTGGCGACGTTGCGCCGCCTCCTCCAGTACCGCGAACTGACTCTCCGCCTTCCACAAATCCCGGCGCTGCTGGCTGATTTTCTCATTCGCTCCGGCATGCTTCTCCAGCGTCCGGAGTTCTGCCTGAAGCGTCAGCAGGGCTGCATGCGCCCGGTCTTCCTGACGCTCCCCGGCTGACACTTTGACACCTGACGACTTCGGTTTTTTCAGCGTCGATTCATAATCCTTTTTCGCCGCCGCCATCAGCGTGTTGTAATCCGCCTGCAGGATTTTCCCGTCTTTCAGGGCATTATTCAGCTCTTCCTGCCGGTCAGTATATTTCTCCAGTGGCGTCAGCAGGCGCTCATACGCCTTCTGCGCCTCTCCGGTATACTTCAGCTGTGACGCCTCACGCTCAGCCCGGTCCCTTGCCACCAGTTCACCGGCTTTTTCCATATCCGACTGCAGCGTGGCTGCCGCCAGCCCCAGACGGGCATTTTCACGGTCATCCCATGCACCCTGAAGGTTGGCACGGAAAGAGGAGGTCTTTCCCCGGCGCTGACTCCGGCTCTGGTACCACTGCCATTTTTTATCCGCCTCATCAAATGCCTTCTGCGCACTGGCGAGCATATCCGCTGAGGATTCAGGACGACCGATATCCAGGATGGCATCCCACATCAATTTGAATGCCTTCCCGGTTTTATCCGCCCAGGTTTCCAGCGTCCCCATGTTTTCTTTCAGGCGACGGGTCTGCTCATCAAAGCCTTTTGTGGCGATATCGTTCGCCGCCTGTAAGGCCCCTGCCTCATCCCCCGAACGCTGCAGCTGCGCAACATACGCAATCTGCTCTGCCGTCACGTTACGGAACTGGCGCGCCATAGCCATCAGTCCCGACGTCGGGTCGGTGGTCAGCTTTCCAAAAGCCTCTGCAACCTTGTCCACTTCCACACCGGATGCAGAAGCAAAACGCGCCACACTCTGGTTGATGGCATCAAACTGTTCACCACCACGCACACCGGCATTCACCAGGGCTGCCAGTGACTCGCTCGCCTGGTTAAACGTCAGCCCTGCTGCCTGTCCGGCTCTGGAGAGCGTCAGCATGCGATCGGCAGTCAGTCCGGACTGATTACCGGAAAGAACCAGGGTTTTATTAAACGCTGAAAGCGTGGAATCCCCCTGGTACCAGGCATACGCCAGCGCACCTGTCGCCACCGCCAGCGAGGTGACCCCGACCATCGGCAGGGTGATCGCACCGGCAAGCCCCCTGAACATGGGGATCATCCCGCCGAAGGCGTCCTTCACCTGACCGCCCTGTTGCAGCAGGATCAGCCAGGGATTCTGACCACCGGCAAGCTGCGTGGCGATATCCGTAAACTGTGCAGGCAGGGTACGCATGGCCGCTTTATACTGCCCGACGGAAATCCCGGCTTTTTGTGCAGCCAGCGCCTGACGGCTCAGGCCCTGTTCAACAGCACTGGCGGTTTTTCTGGCGTCGGTATCCAGTCCTGAAAAATGACGCCTTACCCGGCTTATCTGCTCATCGAAACGGACCGCATCCAGACTCAGGTCAATAACAAGATCACCAACCGGCTGGGACATATCTCACACCTCCAGGAATCCCCGCTGAAGCCATCATTAATGCGACATCATCCTCACTGACATCCACCACATCCGCAGAAGGTGAAATATCGCCCCCTCCTTCCCCACCAAACCGGATGCCTCCGGCAAGTCCTGCCGCTTTCTGCATCAGCATTTTTTCCTCATCCGGCATTTCCGTCTGCTCTTCCTCACGCCGGGGGGCAAGCAGACTGAAGTCCGAGGGATACATATCCGGATCGCAAAAAAACAGGCTGAGTACGGTGTACGTCAACCCGGAAAAATGCATATCCAGTTGGGTATCGTGAAAATAATGCGTGCGGTAAAAACGGTGCCAGTCGGCATATTCGGTGGATGTCATCCCGGCAAGCATGGCGCGCCAGTCAGGCCTCCCCATCTCACGCGCCAGTCTGAGGGCAAAATTCAGCTCGCCGTCGAAGACTTTCCCGCAGAAAAATCATCATCAGTAAGCGCATTATTTTTCGCCACTTCGGTGATATCCGTATCCACATGAACAGGCTCACTCATCCCGGACAGATGCAACACCACGTCTTCCGCCCGGGCAATGGCATCAGCAGGCCAGGTGGTCAGGACTTCCTGCTCAATCTGCATCACAGCCTCATTCATTGACGGTGACTCCGTTTTCTGCGGATGGTTATGCCACAGGGACATCGCCACCAGAAACGCCCCGGTTCTGACAATGTCTTCCACGCTCACCTGCAGGTTGCCGCTGGCTTCAGACTCTTCTGCCCGCCGTTTCAGGAGGGCAAGATGCTCGATACGCTGCAGCGCAGACAGTTCAGAAAGCGTGACGGACACACCGTTATATTCAAATTGTTCTGTTTTCAGAAACATGTATAACCTCCGTTTACCCTGCAGCGCCCGCTTCAGTAACGGTGACTTCAGCTACCGTGGCAAACTGACCATTACCGGAAATCACGGGGATACTCACTTTTCCAGCCTTAACCCCCGTCACAGTGATCACCATATCTTTCACAGCAATGGTTCCCGTTGACGGATCGGCGGAAACCGCTCTGAACGTCTTGTCGGTTGCACTTTCCGGCTCAAAAGAAACAGTCAGGGTGGTTGCTTTCCCTTTTTCCACGGTACCGGATGTCGGCGTCACCTTAATTGCAGTGACCGGCGTAATTTCGCTGCGTTCTTCCGCCACGGAGGGTTTGCCCACGTTGGTAACTTTCACTGTTCGGGTGATCACTTCTTTCGCCGTCACGGCCTTACCGATACTGCTGACCCAGCCACGAAACACATCCACCGTGCCATTCGGAAAACGGATTTTATAGGCCCGGACATCGCCGCTTTCAAACCAGCCTATAAGCCCTTTCTGGCCTTCCTCTCCCGGTTTCCAGGCCAGCGTAAAACTGGTATCACCCGCAGATTTCTGTCCCTGCCCGGTCGCGGTCCAGTCCGCGTCTTCATCATCCAGGTAGTTATCATCGTAGGATTCTGCCGTCATCTCGCCGGGTGTCAGATCCTTCACCTTAGCCAGTCGCTGCCAGTCATCGTCTGACAACGGGTTTGCATAAGCATCACCCGTGCCGGTGTAAACCCACAGTGTGGTACCGGCACCTTTTACCGGCGCCAGGGGATTTGGTGTTGCCATATCGTCCTCACATCTCGTATGTAATGGAATAAGTCAGATCTGCAGAACTCCACAATGCCATATCGTCATCACGACGATAGTCATAGCCCTGCGTAACCATCGTGGTAATCATGCCTGCCAGTGCAGGGATCGCCGCCATCGCCGGGTAAATCCGGCTTTCCATCCACTGATCAAGCTCTGAATCCGGTACCTGTGCCGGTAAAAACACCTCAATATGCAGTGTGGCCCGCCAGGTATCTGCATCCAGCTCTTCACCGGTATACTCTGCATCCGTCAGATAAACCGCGACCGCGGGAAAATCCTCTTCGTCAAAAACAACGGGGCGACCATCAAACAGCGTCGCCCCGTGTTCATGCTGCTCCAGTGCATCCAGCACTGCAGCACGGATATCAGTATGTTTCATCGTTTTATCGCAATCCTCAGTTGTTGTTTCAGCGCATATGCCAGTTCTCCGGGCAGGCGTTCACGCCGGATACGGTCAACGTTTTCATCAAACGCCTGTTTCAGTGGGGCCGCCATCGGGATTTTCACCACATCAATGGGGTAACGGTTTTTCCCGGCCACACGCTGCATTACATGCCAGCGACCATTTTTTAATCGCTGAATAAATGCCCGCTGATAACGATGCTGACCGGCTTTGAGTATGCTGTTCGGACGACGGCCCAGCATCCTGATCCCCAGCTTAATCACCGGGAGATCACCGCGTTTAACGATAATTTTGGCATTCGGATTTCTGACCGTGGCCCGTTTCAGTCTGGACCGTTCCTTTACCAGTTTCCGGCTCACCCTGGTCTCCCGGGCAACCTGTGACGAAGACTGATTAATCGCCGTTGTGGCCACGCGGTTAATGGCCATTGCTGAAGCCGCCGGAATGGCGTTTTTACGAACCCGGCTCAGATTTTCAATCGCCTGATCAAGCCCTTTTATCGCCATAATTCACCCTGCGTTTATCGTCGCCGGTTAACTGCCGGTGGTTGCCCACGGTTGAGCCAGAGATAACAACTGCCCCCGTCATCCGGAGAAACACGATCCACCCAGAATGTCTCACCATTAATGGTCAGCGTGTCACCACGCCGCACAGCACGAACCGTATCCGTCCGTACAAATAATGACGGGCAGCTTCCTTCAATACGGACCCCGCTACCGGCAAACCCCAGCGACTCCGGATCGTCAAAAACCCCCTGAACTTCGCTGCCACACTGTGCCCCCGAGGTGAACTGCGCACAGAGCCCCATCACTTCAATAATCGTGCTGTCCACCCCGGCAAGGGCAGCATCAAAGGCATTCTGAAAATCACGCATGCTCAGCCGTTCCGTGCTGTATCATGGCTGTCGCCAGTGGTGATGGCACCAGAACACGCATGCCCCGGTACGTCAGTTCAACGGGACGGCCTGTCTCCGGGCAATACCCCATCACATGCAGGCATTTCCGCACACGAACCGCTTTAACATCATCCGTAGCATCAGTGTTGTGCAACTGCTCACCATCGTCTGTGTGATTTTGCTCAGGCCCGCTCTCATCACCAGGCATAATGCCCTCCCGGGAAGCAGCAAGCTCCTCTTCCCACTCAGACACACGTTGCGCAATATCCGCAGCACTCCCCGATATATCCGCCTCGCGCCCCAGCAGGCCAGCCAGTTGACGAAGACGATTCAGATTTTCTTCTTTTGTTGCCATATCAGCCCCCTGTGAAAAAAGACACGGGGGCATTTCGCCCCCGCTCACGGATTATTTCACCTGCACCACCACAAACTCATCCGGATCCGGCAGCACCATCAGCGGTGCGGACTGCGTCATGGTAAATTCACGGGCCGGATCGCCCACGGTCAGCCAGTGTTTCGGATAACGGGAAGAGGCCACCACACCTTCGGACAACGCCTGTGCATCCTGAATGGCACCATAGCAACGAATGCCCTCTGCTGCCGTATTCCCCAGGACCAGTGTACCCTCCGGCAGATAACGTTTTTCGGTACCGTCTTCTGCCACATAAGACGTTTTTGCCACCACAATGGCCAGATCACCGTAATACCCTTTGAAAGACACCACAGCCCCCAGGTCTTTCACTGCCGTTTCGAGTTGTGAATTTGAGCCGCGACGGGTATCCAGTTTTTCGCGGAAAAGCTTAAAGCCATTCAGCAGACGCCAGACAGTACCGTCCATAATGGCAATATTCACAAGACCGCTGGCCTGATCGCAGTAAAGGTCAATATCATGCGTCGGATCAAACGTATCACGGTCCTGCTCAGACCATTTTTTACCGTCGGCCTGCTCAATGTTATTTCCTTCAGAGCGTCCAAAATCAACCTCAATTTTCTCGAACTGGTCTCCTTCCATGGTGTATTTGCCATACAGCACGGCATTCACCGCCTGCATTTCTTCCACCTGGACAATGGCGTGCTCTTCCTGTTTGAGGTTATCTGTGATGATACGCAGACGACGGTAGGCCGGGTCGTTCAGCTGAGCCGGATCTTCACCGGGAAGACGCTCAACCGCCTGCTGGTAATTAAATTCGTGTTTCGGCTTGACGTAGCCCGGACGTAACACGCGGGTTTCACCACCACGATGACGCAGCACTTTTCCTTCACAACCGGGGAAACATAGGCCGCCACCGGCGTTTTTCCGGTAATTTTGTCCAGCATCACCTCTTCGGTATGGAAATTCACCGTACGGCGGAAAAACAGCTCCAGAAACAGCGCACGATATTTCACTTTTTGTTCGGTATAACCGAGCAACTGGCGGGTCGTAAACAATCCCATAAATCAGTTCCTTTCATTCAGAAATCAGTCAGGCCACCGCGGTGGCCTGATAACGTGTTACGGCAGCGCCGCGTGACTCAGGGCACTGCCGGCAAAGGCATTTGCCTTTTTGTGTTCATCCACACTTTCAGGCCAGCGGATTGCCTCCGTCGCAAAGGTCCCCGACTTGTAATAGGTCAGTACCGTCTCTGTGCCTTCAAGCGGCAGTACCAGTATGCCAACCGCACTACCGGCTTTCTGTCCGTCCCAGACCACCAGTTTCCCGCTGGCTTCATCCAGCATCAGGGGCGTCAGTGCCGGTGTTGCCGAGGAAATCCCGCTGCTGCCTGTGGCGGTGTGAGCCGGATCATTACCTGCCAAAATACGTACTTCCGCACGCTGTTCAGTGATGGTTTTCGTTACCATATTGTAAAAACCTCCTGTTGATGGTCAGCACTGACTTCATGGCATGGCCATGAGCATTTTCACGTCCGCATCACCGTCTGCTGACGTCTGTGGCACGCCACCCTGTACCGCTGCCGGTGAATGGTTCGCCATGAATGCGTTCAAACATGGCGGTTGTGGATGCAGAGACCGGCTCTGCCTTACCTGATCCCGCAGCCAGCACAGCCCGGGCGCTCTCCACGGTCATTCCCGGGCAGGCAGCCAGCTGTTCAGCCTGCGCCTCAGCCCCTTTTGCCTCATCCAGTGCCATGATCTGATCACGGAGTGAGGGTCCGGCATCCGCCTGCGGTGAAGCAGCCAGGACAGGGCGGGCTTTTTCCACCGTCATCTCCGGCATCGCCGCCAGCGTTGCCGCCAGTTGTTCACGACCTTTCGCCTCTTCACACGCCATAATGCGATCGGCTTCACTCTGCGTGGATGCCACCGGCTGCTGCGGTGCCGCCGCGGCCAGAATCGCCCGGGCCTGTTCAACGCTCATGCCCTGTTGTCCTGCCAGCATCGTGGCAAGCTGTTTCACGTCCCTTTCGCTTCCTGGCATGTCAGGATCCCCCATTACTCGCTGGTTCTCTGCACGGCGGCTTCCGTTGCAGTTAATTGCGGCATAGTGCCTCCTGTATCATGTGTGTTCAGCGCCGTTGCCATCACACTGATGGCATCCGACGCATTGATTAATTCATCCGCCAGCCCGGCCTCAATGCCGGACTGACCTTCAAAAACGGCGGCCTCTGTTCCCGTGACCGCATCCACAGACAACCCGGTATACATCGCCACTTTTTCGGCAAACATCCGGTGCGCCGCATCAATGCGCTTCTGCATGTCCTGGCGAACCTCTGCCGGTAAGGCTTCAAACTGATTGCCATCCACCTTATGCGCCCCTGAGTAAATCAGCGTGATATCCACACCGGCCTGTGCCAGATGCCCGGCATAGCTGACATGGCTCATCATCACGCCAATGGAGCCGATACGGGATGTCTGGGTAACCAGCCGTCGGGAGCAGGCCGACGCCAGCAGCATGGCTGCAGAACAGGCCGTGTCATTGCACAGTGCCCAGACCGGCTTCTGCTGGCGGAGGCGATAAATCATGTCAGCGCAGTCAAACGCGCCGGCGGCCTGCCCGCCCGGACTGTCAATGTCCAGCAGTACGCCCGCACCTGGCTATCCGCCATTGCCTGCTGAAGACAGGCGACAATGCCATCATAGCCTGTCATTCCGGAAAATGGCCGCATACCACCCAGCCTGTGCACCAGCGTGCCGGTCACCGGCAGTACAGCAATACCGTTCAC